AGGGCTTATGCACCGTTCATAAGTCGCCTTCCGAGGCGGGATTGGAGTCCTATATCTCCTTATTAAGGAGACAAGGGATCTCGTGGCTCATTCCGTTCTGAGCCTAACTCTGGAGGTAAACCCCATAGTCCTTATCATCATAACAGCGAAAACTGTTACGGGATAGTACCCTCAACCCCAAAATTGGGGGGAACCCTTTGCGAAAGGAACTTAGCTTGGTGGGTGCTGTTCAGAGGATTGAAAACCCTTGGAACTAGCCGCATGCCTCGAGAGAGGAGCGCCACCTGGTGATGGTAACCGGTCATTGACCCGCATTGCCCTTTGATAAGGACTAATACGTGACTCTCACCCCTTCTTCTTACATGTAAGGAGTTAGGTTCAGTGTAAAAGATGAAGAAAAGAATGATACCAGTAGTGAATCCTTATAAAGTTGGATCCAGTCCTAGTACATCTCTTAACCAACCTATATTACGAAAGTCTGAGTGATGAAATATACATTCAGACCGTACCTGATATAGCAAGGTACCCTTGCGAATGAAGATTCGTATAGGTAGATCTTTAATAGAGCAATTCGTCACTGCAGTGCTAAAGTTGTTTAGACTTAACAATGCTAATCGGAATTACCAACTAAAGAAATTCTTTATTCTGACCCCTTTAACCTTACTTTCGGAAGAAGGAGCGATGGGTTTGAAACGTTGAAAAGCGTTTGCAAACTTCATGGCCAGGATATTGTTACAATCAAAAGGAGTTAACCCCAGGCCTACTCTCCGCGTACCCAAGTTCTTGAAAGTATTCTTACGAATATCTAAGAGAACTTGGCGAGAAAGAGATTGGGCACTGAGTCTCATCCAAAGCTACCGCATTTTACGGGTGGCTCCGACTTATGATGTACAAACAATCATAGGAAGGGCTGGGTGGGATATGGAAGCATTAAGCTCTTGAAAGGGAAGCTTAATGCGGGCTATACGCAGAGTTAATCAGGTAGCTGACGTTAAAAGCGTCGGTGCCTGAACTCAGATTGAGTGGAATGTTTCGAACAAGGCAGGCCCAAATGGGAAACCTGCCTGGGCGAATCACCTACGAGATCTCTCAGCTATAGAGGAAGATGAAGAGGTAACTCTTAACATAAGAAATTATGTTCGCGCCTTCAGTGTCAACAGTGAAATGTTTGACATGGAGAAGGACGTGCATCTACCTTTTTGGTTGACCTCGACTTGAGGGGTATCTGTCAGTAAAGACAGTAACCCTTCCTTGTGACCTTCAAAAGGGTATTACAAGGAGCCGGTCGTGGGAACGTGTTCCCCCTGAAGGACGAAACCTTCAGGGCTACACTCTCGCCTTCACTTTATCCCTGATAAAGGTGGTAAAGAGAGGGTCATAGCGATTGTGGATGTTGTTACACAATCGTTATTAAGTCTGGTTCACCGTTGTATTTTCGATATCCTTAAGAGGATACCAGAAGATGCAACCTTTAACCAGGATGAAGCTAGGGAGAGAGTCAGGATGTGGACTTTAGAAGACATCACCCTTTATTCCTATGATATGTCGGCTTGTACGGATAGAATGCCCTGTTGACTACAGGCTTTTATTCTGAGTCAGACAATATTGTCTCAGGATCAAGCAAGAGCTTGAGAGCTTCTTCTCACAAAGCGTGATTTCTTATTTAGGAAGGGTAAAACCTGGTTCTCTATAAGATACCTTATTGGACAAGGCATGGGAGCCTTAAGCTCCTGAGCAGTGATGGCTTTTAGTCATCATGTAATTGTCCAATGGGCGG